GCATTATGCTGTAAAAAGTTTCTAAAAAATAAAATAACTTGTTATGATAAATTTTAATACTTTTTAGGGAAAAAGATTTAGGAAATTTCTCTGTTTCATATATATGAAACATTTTGAAACAAAAAAATCTCCAAAAATCTCCAAATCATTTCATTGTGAATTATGTGATTATAAATGCAGCAAAGATAGCGAATGGAATAAACATATATTAACTGCAAAACATAAAATGAAACAAAATGGAACAAATGAAACAAATTTATCGCCAAAAATCTCCAAAACGTGCTTGTGCTGCGGAATAATTTTCAATAGTAGAACTACGCTGTGGAGACACAAAAAAATGTGCCCTACATTAATCACCGAACCTTCAGAAAAGGACGACACAACATCCGATAAAAAACTTATCATGGAATTACTTAAAAGCAATAATGAATTACAAAAACAAATCATTGAACTTTGCAAGGATAAAAGCATCATAACCAATAATTCCAACAACACAACCAATAATACAAACAACTTCAATTTACAGTTATTTTTAAATGAGCAGTGCAAGGATGCTTTAAATATAGACGATTTTGTCAATCAAGTTCAATTGCAATTGTCAGATTTAGACATGATTGGTAGAGTTGGATACGTTGAGGGTATGAGCAAAATATTTATGAGAAACCTTCACGCCCTAGACGTATTTAAAAGACCAATTCACTGCAGCGACTTGAAGAGAGAAACATTGTATGTAAAGGACAAGGACGCCTGGGAAAAGGAAAATAATGAAAATGTGAAAATTACTCAAGCTATAAAGAAAATTGAACACAAAAATATTAAACAACTCCCTCAATGGAGAGAAGAAAATCCTACAGCCGACGACACTGAAACCAAGAAACACTTGGAATACCAGAACATCTTATTAGAAGCCATGGGCGGTTCCACTCTGGAAAACGACGATAAAAAGAGAGAGAAAATAATCCGCAACATTGCAAAAGAAGTAGTCATTGACAAGGAAAAAAAATAAGTAAATTTAATAGTATATTGAAAACTTTTTCTACAAGACCACAATGGATAAGAAATCCACTTAAACATAATCCACTATTATATATATTGAATTATGTCAAAATTTGCCACCACTACTAGTCTTGTGATAGTGGAATCCCCGGCAAAGTGTAAAAAGATAGAAGAATATTTAGGACCTGGATACAAATGTTTGGCCAGCTTTGGACATCTGCGCCAGTTAAAGTCTCTCAAACATCTAGACATTGCCAACAATTTTAAACCCACGTTTGAAGTTGTTGATGACGCAAAGAAGCAAAAACATGTAGATTTTCTTCGGAAAGAGATTGCAAAGGCCGATGAAGTCATTTTAGCGTCAGACGATGATCGTGAAGGAGAAGCTATTGCGTGGCACATTTGTGACCTCTTTGGCCTTCCAATTGAAACTACAAAGCGCATTGTATTTCACGAGATTACGGAAAACGCTATCCAGTCCGCTATTGCGCATCCTAAGATCATTGATATGAAAAAGGTGAATTCTCAAATAGCTCGGCAAGTCCTAGACCTTCTTGTGGGCTACAACGTCTCTCCTATGTTGTGGAAGTTCATTTCAAAAACCTCTGAGAACAGTTTAAGCGCCGGTAGATGCCAAACTCCTGCTCTAAAATTGGTATACGAAAATCAGCAAGAGATTGACAAATCACCTGCACAAAAAGTGTACAATACTACTGGTTATTTCACCAACAAGAATATTGCTTTTGATTTGAATAAACAGTTTGACAATGAAACTGCCATGTCGGAATTCTTGGAAGAGTCCGCTAATTTCTCTCATGCATACTCCAGAACGGATGTAAAACGAGTTTTCAAACAGCCTCCCGAACCATTGACAACCTCTAGAATACAGCAACTCGCAAGCAATGAACTACACATTTCTCCCAAAGAAACTATGCGTTGCTGTCAAACGTTATATGAAGCTGGATATATTACTTATATGCGAACTGATAGTAAAAAATATAGCGCGGACTTTTTGGAAGACGTAAAAAAATTTATTGTTCACGAGTTCAGTCTTGAAAAGTTTATCAATCCAAAAATAGATTCTTTGTCAAACGAAAACAAAAAAGAAGTAACCAAGCCAAAGAAAACAACAACATCCAAAAAGACGTCCAATGTTCCACCTCCTCAGGAAGCACATGAAGCTATAAGACCTACAAAACTGACTGTTAAAAATGTTCCCGACGAAATGAGTGCCAGAGAGAAAAAGCTCTACAAGATGATTTGGGAAACTACAATGGAGAGCTGCATGGCCGAGGCAGAGTATTTCTCGTTTACAAGCACAATTTCCACCGACGTTGAGGGAATAAAATACACGTTGACAAGTGAATTATTGGATTTTCTTGGCTGGAAAATAATTAAAAATAAGGAAACCAAGACGGCCATCAAGGACAAGGAATACAATTATCTTTTGCAATTGAGACAAGGCCAAATAATTAATTATAAAAAGATAACAGCCAAAGTCACTCTTAAAAATAACAAGATGCATTACACAGAAGCAAAGTTGGTTCAGCTCTTGGAAGATAATGGCATTGGCAGACCTTCTACGTTTTCCACTCTGATAGATAAGATTCAAGAGCGCGGTTATGTTAAGAAGGACGACATACCAGGTAAACAAGTTGCATGCAAAGACTTTGAACTAGAAGACGAAGCTTTAACGGAAACTAATACTACGAGAGAATTTGGAGCAGAGAAGAACAAATTAGTAATTCAACCTCTTGGAATTATCGTGATGGAGTTTCTAAACAAAAACTTTGAGGAAATGTTTAATTATGATTATACAAAGAACATGGAAGATGATTTAGATAAAATTGGTAGAGGTGAAAAGATATGGTATAAGCTGTGCGAAGATTGTTTGAAAGAGATCAATAAATGCTGCGAAAAATTAGTAGACGAGAAAAAGTGCGAGATCAAAATAGATGATAAACATTTTTATATTATTGGAAAGCATGGACCAGTTATTAAAAAGATTGATGACATGGAATCTGGTAAAAAGAATAATGTATCTTTTTTACCAGTTAAAGAAGGGGTGGATATGAAGAAGCTGGAACAAGGAGAATACAAACTAGAAGATTTAATTGCACCCGCAAAACAGTACCAAATTCACTTGGGAACATATAAGGCAGAACCTCTTTTTTTAAAGAAGGGCAAGTATGGGCTCTACGCAACGTGGGGGCAAAACTCAAAATCTCTATCTTGCTTTGGTAACAGACCCATGGAAAATGTCGCTCTTGCAGATGTTCTTGAAGTTCTGGAAAGAACGGACACACAATCATCGTCTTCAAGTGAATCAGGAATAATAAGAATTATTACTAATAATATAAATATAAGAAAGGGAAAATACGGCGATTATGTGTTCTATAAAACGCCAAAAATGTCCAAACCGTCTTTTTTAAAATTGGACGGTTTTGAAGAAGACTATAAGACGTGCACTATAAAAACAATGACAGACTGGTTGAAAGCCACATATGGCGTGGTCTAACTATTTGGCGCCACCTTTTTTAAAGGTGGTTTAACTATTTCCAATAGATTCGGGGACAAACATCTTATAGTCTCTTCGTTGTTGAGGTCTAAACAATATAAATTCCAACATAATTGAGAAATCAAACTTACCAAATTCTACAAAGGAACCATCGTGATATCTCAACTTTAATTTCAAACGTCTAATTCTCTCTGCAGGTGGATTGTAAACTTTACTTGGACCAGCATTGTTATCAAACCACTGTGCGAGCGGCGTTGTTGTAACAGCAATTTTGGCAAACGCAGATTTCACAACTGAAGCGGATTCATTTGTCGTAGTTGTAAAATTATTGACAGCAAAGGGTATCAACTCGTCAATGCTGTTCATTCCGTCAATCTCCAAGTAGAAATACGAGTTTCCCATAAGATTAATTTTATTGGGTGCCTCTAAATAATAAACCGGTATTGTCGCATTGTTTCCAAGATATTGAGAATCTGGCACCAACCAAAAACCATTGTCTCCTGGACTTACGTCACCATAAAAAAATCTAGGATATGAACCATTTGAAGCCGTAGAAGTAGTTGCGACGCAACGCGTGAATCCCAAATAAGACGGCAACCCCCAATTTGTAAAATCAGGATATTGTTGTCTAAAGCATATCGCATCTTTTATAACACTGTTTAAATATATAGCAGAGTTGTTTGATATAACAAAATTGGAGCTTTTATTACCAAACCACAATTTTTGACCAACCTCATTATACACTATAACAAATTGATTGTATCCTCCCGCTAAATCAAACTGCGTTAGTAAATCGGGAGCATTTTGGGAAATATAACTGCTAATATATTGAGACACTGAATTATTAAATCTATTTGTAAGTTCAGTGGCAATTTGAAACGGGTTATAAAATCCTTCTTCAATAACAGCAATAAATTGTTGCCCTTTATAAGCAAATAAAGCGTCTGCTATAATTGCTAAAAGTGGATCGTCAACCATCCAATCGCTTGGATTATATGGGTCAGTGATTTCAAATACAATGGCAATGTTATTTTGCGCTAGAGAAAAAGTATTGTAATTCGCGGGAAATGTCCAAGAGTCTAATCTGACAGCTTGAACGTTGCAATAATCTTGCGGCAATTCTACTTCAAATTCGGAAGACGATGGGAATCGTAAAACGTTTCTATCTTCTGAGTGTATAGATACATATTGTCTTTCGTACATATATTCATTAGCATTTGGTATTATTGGATGATTTGTGGAAACATTAAATCTGCTCATTTATATTTTAATATAATATTTTTTTAATATTTAATAAACACAATTGGGTTATTAAATATTAAATCTAATGTTTTGATATAATATATAGTAAAATGTCGCAATCAAATTATGGTGGAAAACAAGCAAACCAGTCGTCTTACATAAAAAATTTTAATATAGGTTCATCACCAATCACATGGTATTATTCCACAAATAATAATCAACTTATTTTAAGTCCGACTAATTCAAGCGCGACTGTCTACATTAAAGGCGATTTATTTGTAGGCGGTTCTATTAACAACCCATCTGATTTGCAATTAAAGGATAATATTGAAGACTTGTCCTTAAGTTTAACCGACAACTTGTTATTATTGAATCCTGTAAAATACAATTATAAAGACGACGCAAAACAAAAGGAACATTTTGGTTTTATAGCTCAAGACGTTGAAAAACTTTTTCCAAATTTAGTAAACACTGTTTCAGCTACTATAGGCGACGATGATGTTTCAATCAAATCTGTCAACTATTTAGAGATGGTGCCGTTATTATTGTTAAAAATAAAAGATTTACAAAACCAAATAGACGCATTAAATAACAAAATTTTAGAGGAAACCTAAGACCCCATCCTTTTGTAAATTTATGTCCAAAATATCACACATTAGTCTCTGGATAAGAAATAATATAAACTATATATAAGAACAAGACATGACAATTAATTGGTATTCAAACATTTACAATTCATTAATAGTAGTTGGAATCATAATTATTATATGCACAATGGGATCTAGTTCAGCTTCTAGTTTAACCGGAACTATTACTGGTTATTCTTTTATTATAACCGGAACTCTTTTACTAATGGGGTATTTAATGAACAATGTGAAGAGGACTCAGCAAAACGCATCATCTATTATATCCCAGCTAATAACAGTTGGACCATTTGTAGTATTGATAGGAATCCTAGTTTACATGGTTTACTTGCTAAGTTTTTATTTTAATCAAATAACAAATGGAAACGTTGCAAATGGTTATTATAGTTTTATGAATATTTTTATTGTTTTACTAATGGTGCAAATGTTTATATTTTATAATGGCACTCGCGATAAAAGTTTCATAGAAACCGGAGCAATTGGAAAGGCGACGGGATTAGTTTTGTACTTTTTAGAAATCATAAACATTATTGTGGTGATCACTTTAGGAATTATATTAAAGTATTTTTCTACGGATGGTTAATTTTGACAAACTTATAAGTGACGCCGTAATGAAACTCTGTTTCCCAAATGCCTGATATTTTAAGCATAAATAAATTGTTATTAATTTTTTCTACATTTTCAGAAAAAATTTTTATATTTCCAATCCTAAGCTGCTCATAAA